TCCGATATCTACAAGGAAAAAGTTTCCGTTATCAAGGAAAATTATTTCCCTCGCGAATCAGTTGTTAAAGAAACAGCTAAGCAAGCTCTAATAGAAGAAACTGGCACACAACCTGAATATTCAGGCAGCGATGTTGTTTCATCTTATGCACAGGCCTTATCAAGAACAATCAAAAGACAATAACTTATAAATAAGTAATAAGTTATCCAAATTTAAACAAGGAGACATTAAATGTTTTTATCAGAAAATGCACAACAAAAATGGGCAGCAATTTTAGATCATCCCGATCTAGCTCCTATTAAAGATTCATATAAGCGTCAAGTAACAGCAGTGTTGCTTGAAAATCAGGAAAGATCTTTGAGAGAAGAGCGTCAAGCACTTTTCGAAACACCTGCAAACAACATTCAAGCCACAAGCGGTATTGACAAGTACGATCCAATCATGATTGGTCTAGTACGTCGTGCAATGCCTAACCTAATGGCATATGACATTTGCGGTGTACAACCTATGACTGGCCCAACAGGCTTGATCTTCGCAATGAGATCAATGTATGGTTCAGAGCGTAATAACACCTCAACTCGTAAAGAAGCATTGTACAATGAAGCAAATACTTCATTCTCAAGCTCAATGCAAGATGCTACAGGTAACAACCCAGTATTTGGAACATACAACACTGGTAATGCTACAATGACAGCTTCAATGGAAGCTCAAGAGAATTTTGGTGAAATGTCATTCTCAATTGACAAGACAACAGTTACTGCTAAGAGCAGAGCATTGAAGGCAGAATACACTGTTGAATTGGCACAAGACTTGAAAGCAATTCACGGTCTTGACGCAGAGGCAGAATTATCAAATATTCTATCTCAAGAATTCATGTTTGAGATCAATCGCGAAGTTGTTCGTACAATCTACAAAGTTGCTAAGAATGGTTCACCTTCAACCGCAACCGCTGGTACATTCGACTTAGACGTTGACTCCAATGGTCGTTGGTCTGTAGAACGCTTCAAAGGTCTATTGTTCAATATTGAACGTGATGCTAACCACATTGCACAAGACACAAGAAGAGGAAAAGGTAACTTCATCGTTTGCTCTGCAGACGTTGCAAGTGCATTAGCTATGTCTGGTGTTCTAGACTATACCCCAGCTCTTTCTACAAACTTGAATGTAGACGATACAGGCAATACATTCGCAGGCGTTCTAAATGGTCGCTTCCGTGTTTATATTGATCCATATTCTGCAAACCTAGGAGCTGCTAATCAGTTCTACATGGTTGGTTATAAGGGTTCTTCTCCTTATGACGCAGGTATGTTCTATTGCCCATATGTACCTCTACAAATGGTTCGTGCAATTGATCCTAACAGCTTCCAGCCAAAGATTGGCTTCAAGACACGTTATGGTTTGATTGCTAACCCATACGTTACATCTAGCGACTCTTTATCAGACGCAGATGCTGACAGATTTACCGCAGGACGTAACCAGTACTATCGTAAGACTAAGGTTATCAACCTAATGTAATCAACCGACATTAAGATCGGACTTTAAGGGGGAAGCAATTCCCCCTTTTTTGTCTTTGCACAGGCTATAAATATAATGTAGAGTAAAAGGTTTAAAATGGCATTCACACAAAATATTAATTTAATACAAGAAAGTTCTGTTAGTTCGTTATCCAAAACATACGATTTCTTACGACCAAACGCTTTCAAATTTAGTATTAAAGATTTGCCCACTACATCGTTTACTTGTCAATCTGCAAATCTCCCTGATTTACAATTAGGGTTTGCAATACAACCTACCCCGTTTGTTGATGTTCCTACAATAGGAGATAAAATAAATTTCGGGGATTTTACTATTAGATTTTTGATAGCAGAAGATATGTCCAATTACATTGAATTATATCGTTGGCTTATTGCTCTTGGGTTCCCAGACAATTATAATCAATTCTCAACCTTTGCGAAAAACAGACCAAGCAGTTTTCCTTTTGTAACAAAAACAAATGGAAAGTCTGATATTTTGGCTTACTCGGATGGATTATTGACTATTTTAGACTCGACAAATAACCCTAAAGTAAATATAATATTTAAAAATCTTTTCCCTATATCATTACAGGCCCTTGATTTTGACATTGCGTCACAAAGCGTAGAATATTTTACAGCGATAGCATCGTTCAAATATACTATTTTCGAAGTAGAACCCTTATAATATAACTTGGAGTTATTATGGATAAAAATAAAAAAGTAATTAAACCTATGGCCCTACCTAAAATTCCTTCTTTGCCGAAGGTACCTGGTACGCCAACCGCAGAAACTCCTGCGGCACCTGGTCAACAAAAATTAGAAGTTAAACTTGAGGATTTGCGAAAAGAAAAAATCTTTATTGCAACTCCTTGCTATGGCGGACAATTGACTGAGGCATATTTTAGATCAACAATTCGTTTGTTAACATTCTGCAATCAACATCAAATTCCAATTGCATTTGGTACAATTGCAAATGAGTCTCTTGTTACTCGTGCTCGTAACGTATTGGTTGCTTATTTCCTACAAAGCGACTTTACCCGTTTAATGTTTATTGATGCGGACATTGAATTCCAAGTTGAAGATGTAATTAAATTAATTGCACATAATAAGGAAGTTGCAGTAGGTGCATATCCTAAGAAGGGTGTTAATTGGCAACGTATTCGTGAAAGTGTTAAACAAACAGATCAGCCTTTTGACGACAAAGCAATTGCATCATTCGGTAGCGATTATGCCATTAACTTTAAATTCATAAATCGTGAAGCAAAACAAATTGCAATCGAGAATGGTCTAATTCGTTTGCATGACGGCGCAACAGGCTTCATGATGATTAAGCGTGAAGTAATTCAGAAGATGATTGAGAAGTATCCTGAATTGAAATATAACAATGATTTGAATACTCCTCCAGAGTTGAATCCTCATTTCTACGCATTCTTTGATACAATGATTGATCCGAAGGATAAGCGTTATTTGTCTGAAGATTATACCTTTAGTCGCAGATGGCAAGACATCGGTGGCGAAATTTGGCTTGATCCTTCAATCTCATTGAATCACTATGGTTCGTTTAATTTCCAAGGTAATCCTCAGCAAATTATTCAAATAGGTTAATTTAAATAATATATTATGAAATTATCAGATCTACAAGATTCCTGGAAGGATGATTGTAAAATTGATGAAATGAATCTTGGACGTGAATCGGCTAGAACTCCTACCCTTCACGCCAAGTATTTAAATTATCTATCGTCCACTCGTCTTAATCTTCGTAAAACCGAATCCGATTATTTAAATTGCCGTCGTAAGAAATATAAGTATTATCGCGGCGAAATGACTAAGCAAGAATTGGACGATGAAGGTTGGGAACAATGGCAAGGAAATAAACCCCTAAAGAACGAGATGGATGAATTTCTAACTGTAGATAATGATCTTATTTTACTACAGGATAAGGTAGAATATTTTAAAACAGTATTGTATCAATTAGAACAAATCATCCGTTCTTTGAATAGTCGTACTTGGGATATTAAAAATGCTATTGAATGGAATAAGTTTACTAACGGCATGATGTAATGGCTGATCTTTACGTATCTAAATTAAATGAAGTACATCTTAGAGTAGATTGTGAACCTTCATTAGCACAAGAATTAAACGACCATTTTTCGTTTGAAGTTCCTGGTGCTAAGTTCCATCCTCTCTATAAGTCTCGTATGTGGGATGGAAAAGTTAGACTATTTTCAATGTTCACAAAAGAGTTGTATGTTGGACTTTTAAGTTATTTAGAACACTTTGCAAAAGAACGAGATTATGTAATAGATTATGAAAAGTATATTCATACTGCAGATGCTGTTACTTATGATATAGTTAAAAACTTCTGCGAAGGATTGAAACTCTCATCTAAGGGACAACCCCTTCAAATAAGAGATTACCAAATTGATGCGGTATATCAAGCAATCAATGATGGTAGACGTCTATTATTATCACCTACCGGTTCAGGTAAATCACTAATACTTTATTGTTTGATTCGTTGGAATGAACGATGGAATCGTCGTCAACTTATTCTTGTTCCTACAACCTCTCTTGTAGAACAAATGTATTCTGATTTTCAAGATTATTCTGGTCTTAATGGTTGGAAAGCATCTGAGGAATGCCATCGCATTTACGGCGGACATGAAAAATCAAATCAATATAATGTAGTCATTAGTACATGGCAATCACTATATAAACTGCCCAAGCAATTCTTTGCAGACTTTAAGGTAATTTATGGTGATGAAGCACACAACTTTAAAGCAAAATCACTTACAAGTATACTAAATAAGTGTATACATACTCCCTATAGATTTGGTACTACAGGAACTTTAGATGGCACTAAAACTCACAAACTTGTACTTGAGGGTTTATTTGGTCCTGTTTATAAAGTAACAACAACTAAGAAGTTAATTGAAAGTAAGTCTCTTGCTGATTTAGAAATATTTAATGTTATTCTGCAATATACAGATGAAATTAAAAAAGCAGTAAAAGGAAATTCTTATCAAGAAGAAATGGATTTCATTGTTCAATACGAACCTAGAAATAAATTTATTCGTAATTTGGCTTTAAAGCAAGAAGGTAATACTTTGGTTCTTTTTCAATATGTTGAGAAGCATGGCAAGATACTATATGATATGATAGCAGAGAGATGTGATACTAGAAAAGTATTTTTTGTATATGGCGGAACAGATACAGAACAACGAGAACAAATTCGAGCATTGACAGAAACAGAAAATGATGCTATAATTGTAGCATCATATGGAACTTTCTCTACAGGAATAAATATTAAAAATTTACATAATATTATTTTTGCTTCTCCCTCAAAATCTAGAATTAGAAATCTTCAATCTATTGGACGAGGACTACGAACAAGCGAATCTAAAAAGACATGTAAACTATATGATATTGCAGATGACCTAAGTTGGAAAAATAAAAAGAACTATACGTTGTTACATATGATTGAAAGAATTAAAATTTATAATGATGAGCATTTCAACTATAAGTTAGTAAAGGTATCAATTTAATGTCAGAAGAATTACAATACAAATTTTTAAAATTATCTTCAGGCGACGGCATAATTTGCAAGACTACGGATGATTGCTCAAATCTGTTTGATAGAAAAACAATAAGTATTACTGATCCTATAGTGTTGAATCCTGTTAGAGTTCCTCGAGGAGATGTTCTTGTAGAATCTTATATTATGTATCCTTGGTTTAGTTTTTCGGAAGAAAAAGAGTATGTTATTTCTACTGGACAAATTATTTTTGTATCAAATGTAGAAGACCGATTGAAACAAAACTATATACAATATTTAAAAACACAAGAAGAAAAAGAACAGGAAAATGATGATGATCCCATCATCATAGAAGAAGATGATGACGAAGAAAACGAAAGTTTGTTTGATAAATTACTAAATGCATTAGGAGAAGAAATTCATGAAGAAGAAAGACACGACGATTTTATTACCGGAAGAACTAGAAGAACTTCAAGAACCATCCACTAAGATTCCTGAAAGTTCTCATTACGTAGATAATAAAAAGTTTCTTGCAGCGCTCATTGAATATAAACAAAGCATAGATGATGCGAAAGCTAAAGGTGAGGAACAACCCAGAGTACCTCATTATATAGGTGAATGCTTTATTAAAATTGCTACACATCTATCATATAAATCTAATTTTATTAATTATACTTTCAGAGACGATATGGTTTCGGATGGTATTGAAAATTGCTTGACCGCAGCTGCAAAATTTGATCCAACTAAATCATCTAATCCGTTTGCATATTATACTCAAATTATTTACTTTGCTTTCATTCGAAGAATCCAAAAAGAAAAGAAGCAACAGGCAACTAAATATAAGATTATTGAAAATTTGGATTTTGATTCTCTAATGCAAAATAGTGATGACTCAGAATCGAGTAGACAACTAATAGATTATTTGAAAACTCAATTAGATCAAATTGACCCGGAAAAAAGAGAGACTCCGGCTCAAACCAAAGCTAGAAAGAAAAAGGCTAAAGAGGAAGAATCTAATATTGACTTACTTAACTAAATACATTATAATATATTATGGAAACTAAAGAAGAAGAAATTATGCTCATTCTACAAGAAGAATGCGCAGAAGTAACTCAAGCAATTTCAAAATGTTTTCGCTTTGGTGTTGATAATTTTAAGCCAGGTAAACCGAAAACAAACAGGGAACATCTGGCTGAAGAATTGGGTGATCTACAAGCAATGATTGATTTGTGTATTAAATTTAATATTGTCGGCAGTGAACAGATCAGTATTGCAGCTGATAATAAAATTGCCAAACTTAAAAAATGGTCTAGTATATATGAATAAACTTAAGATATCAGAATTATTTTATAGCATTCAGGGTGAAGGACGTTATATGGGCGTCCCTTCTGTCTTTTTAAGAACCTTTGGTTGTAATTTTACTTGTGGTGGCTTTGGCATGCCTAAGGGAGAACAAAGTAATGAACGATTTAAAATTGACGCAGAGTCTTTTAAAAGTTATAACGACTTGCCTTTGGTTCATACTGGATGTGATTCTTATGCTTCTTGGGATGTTCGTTTTAAGCATCTCAGTCCTGTGTTATCTGTTGACGCTATTGCCGACGCTATCGTGGATACGTTACCGTACAAGGAATGGAAAGACGAACATCTGGTAATTACTGGAGGTGAACCTTTATTGGGATGGCAACGAGCTTATCCTGAATTATTAGAGCATTCTAAAATGCAATCTCTAAACGAATTGACTTTTGAGACAAACGGTACACAAAACATATCAGAAGAATTTAGTACATATCTATTTGAAGAATGGACCAGATTTGGTAGGGAATACTTTAAATTAACATTTTCAGTATCTCCTAAATTATCTGTTTCGGGTGAATCTTGGGATGAAGCTATTAAGCCAGATGTTGTTATGCAATATAATTCTTTAGGTTATACTTATTTAAAGTTTGTAGTAGCAACAGAAGAAGATGCTCTAGAGGCAGAGGAGGCAGTAAATGCTTATCGTAAAGCGGGGTTTGGTGGTCCTGTTTATCTTATGCCTCTCGGTGGCACTGAGCAGTTGTACTCTCTTAATAATAGATCGGTTGCGGAATTGGCAATGAGAAAGGGTTGGAGGTATTCGGACAGACTCCAGATACCATTATTTAAAAATGCTTGGGGAACCTAATGAATAAATTGGCATGGGACATTGAAAAGATGGGGCATGAAATGAGATCGCCCTATAATGATGGATTTACCACATTTGAAATTAAAAAGAAATTATATGAAATTAAATGGGCAGTTCTAAAACAATTAGACAACTCGCCTAATTATGTTGGTGAAAAAGAATGGCTTGAAGAACAGGAGACTAAAAATGGCAAAAAAGAAAATTGAACTATACGCAGAAGCACCTTATAAACAAGGTTACGATTCTGCAAAAGCAAATGAAACATTTTATAATCCATATTCTGATATTGAAGATGCAGAAGCAGATGCAGAAGATTATCAGCGTGGATTTGAAAACGCACTAGAAGAAAATACTAATAAATAATAATGTTACACAAAGGTAACAAAATTCAATCATCATATCCGTGTAAGGAAGGATTCAAAAATGTCATACAACAAGACAAAAACTGACCCTGAGTTGGGTAATTTGGTTCACAAACATTTGGTGAACATGGGCGTAGAAACTCCCACATTTAAAACCTCATTAGATCGCAAAGACAAAATTGCTGAGATTGAGAAAAGCTTCAGCCATATTATGCAGGTGCTTGGTCTTGATCTTACAGATGATAGTCTTATTGAAACGCCTAAGCGTGTTGCCAAGATGTATGTTAATGAAATTTTCTGGGGACTTGATTATGACGCATTCCCTAAATGTACAACTGTAGATAATAAAATGAAGTACAACGAAATGGTTGTAGAACGTAATGTTAATGTGCAATCAAATTGTGAGCATCACTTTGTAATTATTGATGGTCTGGCTACAGTTGCGTATGTTCCAAAGCAAAAGGTATTGGGATTAAGTAAAATTAATCGTATTGTAGAATACTTCTCAAAGCGTCCTCAGATTCAAGAACGTCTAACAGAACAAATTTTTCACACACTACAATTTATTCTTGAGACTGATGATGTTGCGGTACTAATTGATGCACAACACTATTGTGTTAAATCTAGAGGTGTTGAAGATACCGGTAGTTCTACAGTAACAGTTCGTCTCGGTGGAGGATTTAAAACAGATCCATCTGCTAGAAACGAATTTTTAAGTATTGCGAGAATGAGTAAAAAATAATTCTTGGAAAGATAATATGACAGTTAATGTAATGGTTGACTTAGAAACAATGTCAACAAGATCGAATGCTGCAATTTGTTCTATCGGTGCAGTTAAATTTGAAGGCAAAGAAATACTTGATAAGTTTTATTGCACTATAGATATTAAGACTTGTAAAGATGCGGGATTTCATATCTCAAAAGATACAGTCAAGTGGTGGTCAGAACAAAACAAAGAAGCATTACGAGAATTAACTCGTAATAATATTCCATTGGATGAAGCTTTAACAAAATTTTCTGATTGGTTTGGCCCTAAGAGTTTGCCTGTCTGGGGAAACGGTGCGGTATTTGATAACACAATTTTAGCAAATGCTTACTTTAATACTAACAGAGAACCACCCTGGAAATGCTGGGATGACCGTTGCTATAGAACAGTTAAAGCTTTATTCCATTGGGTAAAATCAGATGAAAGAGAAGGCGTATATCATAATGCTCTAGATGATGCTGTTTATCAGACTAAACATTTAATTAAAATTTTAGGTGAGTAATGAAGACATACAAGAAAAGAATTGCCTTTTGTTTAAGCGATCAACATACTATTCCTCACGGGGGTTTAGGTCAATTTGCTAAAAGTTTTATTGAGACTTTTACGCCTCTCGGTTATAAGATAGATATTATTACTGATAAGCCAACAACCGGAGTACCCTTTAAAGAATACTTAGAAAGTCAAGGTGCAAACTTTGTTTGTAATCCTGACCCCAAATCTTATAGTGCACATACTAAAACATTTATGTTTGAGGATTCCTATAACTTTGAAAAGATGTCGGCGTTTAGAGACTCTATGATGTATGCTCTAAATACTAATCTTTATGATATTATTATATGTAATACCTTAGAATCATTCCCCGGTATTTACGCTTTAAATTTGCATAAGTCTATTCAAGTTATTTACTATACTCATAATGAAAGTATGGTATTTCTAGATGATAGAACATGGAAGAATGAATTTACAGAATCGTTTAATGAATTGTTCAATGCTTTAATGAAAGTTAAAGGCATTACTATTGGTACACAGACTAAAAGAAACCTTTTAGAATTGTATGGACAAAAATTGCATAATGCTAAATATCTCCCAATCCCAATGTCTGAAAAATCTTTATTAGAAGAACATCACAAAGAAAGAAGCGGTGTGCTTTGGATTGGCCGTTGGGAGCCTAGAAAAAATCCAGAAGAATTTATTCGTGTTATTAAGGAAACAAAATTGCCTGCAAAGGTAATTACCAATGTAAATGGCGCTAGAAAATTTGAAGCAGCCTTAAAAGAAATTGATGCCGAATATGAAATTAAGATTGGCGTATATGGCAAAGAAAAGGTAGACTTTATCACATCCGCACGGGTAGCATATAACCCTGCAATTAGAGAAAGTTTTGGTCTAGCATTTTATGAATGTATGGGACAATTGCCTACAGTAGCAATAAAGGGAATGTCCTGGTTGGATAATTTTAGTAATCAAAATTATTGGTGCGAGGAAAAGAAAAACATTCCGGGATTGATACTAAAGTTATATGAGGATTTTCCTAATTCTAAAATTTGGTATAGCAAATCTCAACTAAATACTATTGTAAAAGAACATGATGAAGGTATACAAGATTGGATTAATTGCTTTGAGTCATTTACTCCTGTAGAATCTAATTCTACTAGAGCAACAATTAATGAATATGAGCAGATTAAATATTCAGATTTTATTCAAAAGCTAAATAGAAAAGATTTGTCAATCGATGATGTCCGTTCTGTATTGACAAACAAGTGCAAATTTAATATAATATATACAGATACTAGTACATACTTATCTAAAGATAAAAATTTTATACCACAAGAAGATACTGTTAATAGTTTAGAAAGTTTATTTTCATGAGCAAAATATTAGAATATGTTATCTCGGGTCCAGCATATTTGCGATTAGGATCTGAGCAATGTGAAGAAACAGAAACTCTTCAGATGATTAATGATATGATTTCTAAGACTGTTCATAATAAAAACAATCATGAATTTTCTTTATTGTATAATGGATTTACAGAAAAGAACTTTGGAAAGAAGCTACAAAAGTACAGACCATCAATTAAAAATATTCATGCGGACTCTGGCGGGTTGCAGATTATTACTCGAGGTCTACAAAATACTCCAGAAACTCGTAATAAGGTTTATGAGAATCAAGCAACATACGCAGACATTGGAATGGCATTTGATGAGATTCCTGTAAAGTCTACATCTGCAAGTGGAGTATCAGCAAAGATTGATACTAAGCGCAGATATGTTGACATGGAAAATTTTGAAACATACGCAAGACAAACAGGTAAGAATGTACGAGATCAAATTCAAAAGTTTGATTCTATGAAAAGTAAGTGTCGCCCTTTTATTATTCTGCAAGGTTCCGGTGCGGATACCTATAAACTGTGGGCAGAATATTTACTAGATGAGGTTCCAAAAGAATTGCATAGTCGTATTGGTGGTGTTGCTATGGGATCAGCTGCTCTTGGTATGGGTCCACTTGAAGATGTTAAACGAGCATTTTATGTTAATGCTGTTCCCTTTGATAGACCATTTCATTTGCACGTATTGGGAGTAGGTGCACTAAAGCGCATTTTGCCTTATTTGTTATTTAGCCAAACTGGTCTATATGACGGCATTGATATTTCATATGACTCTACTACACATTCTATGTCTTTAGATAATGGATTGTTTTATTTCTCGCACAGTAAGAAAAGTACACCTGCAGACTACGGCGGATCATCGGTTAAGATGGGTAGACCATTTTCAAATATCTATAGAACAGTAACAACTGAAATTAATAATGTCTGCGACACTGATTATACTCCAGAACAATTTCATAAGTTAATGAATATTAGTGTTGGAGAATATATAGAAAAGGGCGGCAATTTTAAAGACATTATGGAAGCACGCCTTAGTTTCATTTTAACTAATGTACATAATTTTACAAGAGATGTTTCTACATTAATGAATTCCAAAGAAGAATTTTTGCGATTCTGTAGAGAAAAAAATTGTGAAAACGAATATGCTACATTATTCGATGTAAAAAATACTGATGACTTTTTATACTGGGAAAAACACGTTGGCAAGTTTATGGACTCTGAACCTGTTAACGCTGTAGCTCCTTCTTCACTTGAGGACTTATTCGCATGACAACAATAAACGCAGACGCAGGAACTTTTAAAATTGTAGACTCCCTTATGAACAAAATTGGATATCGCACTACCAAAAACAGAAGTTTTATTTGGGTAACTTTTCGGAAAGAAGGTATTCACAAATATCCTGCAGCAGCAACTGATCCTAAATTAGCTACTGGAGATTGGTTGGATGTTTCTTTCTTAGGAACACCTCATAGACATATTTTTCATTTTAGAGTAGAGATGGAAGTATTTCATGATGATAGAGATGTTGAATTTATCCAAGCTAAACGTATTATGGAGCGTTGGTATTCTGATGGCACAATACAATTGGATTACAAATCATGTGAAATGATGGCAAAGGATTTATATGATAAACTTATTGCAACTTGGCCTGATAGAGATTATATTATTGAAGTATCAGAAGATGGCGAGAACGGATGCAGAATGTATTTTGAAGGAGTAAAAAATGTCTAAGTTATATTATATGGGGTTGGAGCCCTATGAAGGTAGATATACTTTGCAGTTACAGCAATGGAGCGAGGATGCTTTCAAACGTCGAGGTATTGATTATGAAATAATTCATGGTGAAACTCTAGATGATTCGAAAGCAATTGTTACTGGTCAAGTATTAGATGCACATGGGCGTAGTTATTATTCTTTGACGCAAATGGCAAAGCTTGTTAAGAAAATGAAAGCAGGTGAGATTACCTGGGAAGATACTATTTTCTTTGAAGATATGTTTACTCCCGGTATGGAAGTATTGCCATATATTATGGATCAATTGCCTTGGGAATATCAACCTCGAGTATTTGTTCGTTGTTTAGCTCAAACAATTGACCCCGATGATTTCCTTCATGTATGGGATATGCAAGAATGGATGGCACACTATGAAAAGATGACCGATCACTTTGTTACAGGAGTTCTTGCTTCAAATGAAGAAATGGTTGCCCATATTAAAATTGCAGGCTGGAAGGCTCCAATTTATAATATTTCTGGATTGGCATTTGATAAAGATGAAGTCCAAAGTCGAGTGAAAGAAATTAAACCTTTTATTAATCGTAAGAAGCGAGTAGTTTTTGCTGCTAGATTTGATCAAGAAAAGCAACCAGATTTCTTTATGGACTT